GTATGAGAGATGAACCAGTTGATCCTAATGAGCTGTAAGGAATTTTTCAGTTAGTATAATAAATTTCATTCCTTTTTTAGCCGCGTATTCAGACGCGGCTTTCCATTTACACTGATTTTGATGGTACATTAAGTTTTCGTATAAAACTGTACTAGTCTTTTTCTTATTGGATTGTTTTGGTGGCTGAGTTTGAGCAAACGGTTTTAACTCAATAAGATATTTTTGCACATTACCCCCCGGATTTTTAATAGCAGCTATAAGATCAATATAGTATTTGTGTACTTTCTTATCTACATCATTGTAATAAGGCACAACAATTGATTCACTAGCCCAAGCTACCACGTTAGGGTTTTTATCAAAATGCAAAAAGAAATTCTTTTCTAAAGAAGAACGGTATGATGGATTTGTACTACCTTTGTATTTTTCTTTATTTATTGGGGTGTAAATACCTTGAAAGTACTTGTTATTTTTAGGGTAGGCCATATACTATAGTTACTTACCTGTGCATATTTCTCAAAACCTAGTAATCAATACGTTTTTTCAGTATTGTAAACGGCCCGTCTTTAAAAAAACTACTGGCACGTACAATAGCGAATGTCCGTATTGCCATGAAGGCAAAAGTACAGGTAAAAAGAGACGCTTCTTTTATATACCTGAAGAGGACCATCTTTATTGTCATAATTGTAATGTTAGCGTTAACGGTTTTGATTTTGTCAAAGAACAGACCGGAATGTCTCTTAAAGATATTTTAGCAGAGTCTGAACTGCGCACAGATACTGTAGAAGATATAATTAAACGCTCTTCAGTTTATAAAAAATATAATCCTAAGAGTCTACCTGATGATTGTATTAATTTATTTGATAATAATCAGATATCTTTTTATAGTGCTAATTCTGTAGTAAAAGATGCCCTAGAATTTATAAACAAAAGAAGGCTTAGCACTGCAATTAATAAACCTAAGGCTCTATGGTTAAGTCTTACTGATTATACTCATAAAAACAGAGTAATTTTTCCTTTTTATAGCCCTAACGGTGGTTCCAAGATTGAATTTTATCAATCTCGAGCCCTTTACAAATTAGATGAAGATAGAGCAAAATATCTATCTAAAACTAATTCAGACAAAGGTATTTTTAATATAGACAAAATTACCCCCGATATTGAATTTATCTTCTTACAAGAAGGACCGATTGACGCTATGTTTCTACGTAACAGCGTGGCATTAGCTGGTATTAACCCTACTGAAGAACAAATTGAACGCTTACAAATGCTTTTTCCTATGCACAGTATGGTTTATGTACTCGATAATCAATGGGTAGATAGTACCGCGTATGACGTTACTAAAACTCTTTTAGATAGAGGAGAATCTGTGTTTTTATGGCCGAAAGAGCTTAGTCAATACAAAGATTTTAATGATTTATGTATTGCGCAAAGTATTGACGAAGTCCCCTACAAATTTATTATAAAAAATACCTTTAAAGGTATGAAAGGTAAACTACAATATTCTTTAATCAAATGCAAACAAAGTTAATTGCGATCACACAGCCGTTTATTAAGATTAAACCTGATAGTCTTCATGATATGACAGCAGAGCAATTTATTGTGTATATTGCTCGAGTTAGCAACCCTGCTAATCAATTCAATACTGAAACAGGCTATAAACTTATTCGTTATCTTATTAAGCATAAGCATTGGAGCCCTTTTGAGCATGTAAATTGTACGTTTGAAATTAAAACGTCTAGAGCTATTGCTGCGCAAATTTTGCGTCACCGCTCATTTACTTTTCAGGAGTTTAGTCAGAGATATGCCGAAGCTACTGATTTAGAACCTATTGAGTGGCGCAAGCAAGGCAAAACTAATAGACAGGTTGGAGAAGAAAGTGTTGCTTTACCAATACACCTACAATATGCTGTAAATGAAGCTCAACGCAACACTAAGGCTCTATATGACCAGCTTATTAGGGAAGGTATTGCAAAAGAGACCGCAAGAATGATACTACCTCTTAATACCCAAACAACTATTTATATGTCTGGCACCCTACGTAGCTGGATACATTATATAGATCTTCGTTGTACCGAGGGTACTCAGAAAGAGCATAGAGAAATAGCTCTAAACATAAAAAAAGGCCTCGAAGAAGTATTTCCTGAGACCTTTAAAGCTATAAATGAATTAAACGTTAACGAGGGGTAGAAGCGTCTTTTACTTTCTTTTCAGAAGTAATAACAACCGACTTAAATACTTCAGCTAGCCCGCGAAGGTTTTCAGCTAATTTAGTAATACGTTTTTCTTCACGACGAACAACTCCACGAAATGGAATTGAATTTTTAATTTCAAGCTGGTTAATTTGAGAGTTAAGGCTTTCAGGGCCAGTGCCATTAACGAAATCAGCCATTTCTTCTAATTTAGAAATCCAATTACGTGCAGCGTCGACCCCTGAGGAATCAACTTTAAGTTGAGGATTATCAGCTACGTCAAAGTCTCTAGGGTTTGTACCTTTATCTAAAGAACGTTTATATGCCTCCTCGTCGGACATCTCTCCACCTGAAGGAGCTGGTGCTGCTTCCATTTCATAATTTTCCTTCATAGCTTTTTTCTTCTTGTCTGACATTTTATGTTTTTCCCGGAGAGTTATATCTTTATCGCCAACTTTAATTTTGTCACCAGGTTTTTTACCGGCCGCTTTTGCGTCTTGCACAGCCTTACTGAATGCATTACCTTCTGTTTCTTCTTTCTTTAAACCCTTCTTTTTGCGAAGAGCTGCAAAATCTGCGCCTGTAATTTTACCCTTAGGGTCTGCCACATCGATGTTTTTTTGACCACCATGAAGTTTTTCGGTTTCTTCGTTTAAGGATTTAAGAAATGTATTTGCAAACTTTGACATAATACTATTATTTATCAAAAACATTTGAATTTCTAAGGTTATATTTTATTATAAACATATGTCTAAAGCACTAGTTATTCTTTCGGGTGGTATGGATAGTTCTATTCTCCTACATCATGTTGCAAAGCGTATGCACTATGATGAATTGTATGCAATAACTTTTAACTACGGTCAACGGATTATTCGAGAAGTTGATTGTGCAAAGGCTCAAGCTCTAGATGTAGGTGTTGTCGAACATAAAATTATAAATATGGATTTCTTTAGAGATATTTCTAAGATGTCCGCTCTTACTAATACTGATCTTAAGATACCTAAAGCAAGAGAAGATATAGGAAACGCGCAGCCGCTTAGTTACGTACCATTTAGAAATCTATTACTTTTAACAACTGCAGCTGGGTGGGCTGAAAGTATCGGTGCTAATGATTTGTTTTACGGAGCAGTACAAACTGATGATTTTTCCGGGTACTGGGATTGTACTTCCCTATTTTTAAACAAAGTTAATGATGTATACAATCTTAACCGCAAGAATACAATTAAAGTAAATGCTCCGTTCATGACATGGTCCAAGGACCGAGTTGTTAAAGAAGGCATTGATCTGAACATAAATTTTTTACAAACGCATACTTGCTATGAAGGTAAAGAAGTAGCATGCGGAGAGTGTGTATCTTGTGCAGCTCGTATTAAAGCATTCATAGATAATAAAACTATAGACCCAATTAAATACGCAAAAGAAATACCGTGGAGTAAATTCGATTGTAAGACATACTAAGTTATGTGCGGTATAGCAGGATCAACTAATAAAGATACAGCTTTTAAACTGTATCAAAGTAATTTAAATCGCGGCTTTTATAGTTCCGGTTCTATTGTACTCGATGACCTCACTTTATGGAGCTGCAAAAAAGCTCTAGGAGAATTTAAAGAACCGACAAAGCCAGCATGTGTACCTGGTATACATACAGAAGGTCTATATTATCTTTATCATTCTAGAGGCCCCACCGTAGAAACGAAAGGCTTTAACGAAGAAAATAATCACCCGTTTTTTTATGAAGATTGGATAGTTGCGCATAATGGTATTGTTAGTAATTTTTTGCAGCTCACAAAAGAACATTATCCTAATCAAGATTTTGCAGATAAAACCGATAGCTGTATTATACCTCGAATGCTTAGTTTATTTGGAATTGACCACGGCCCTGAAAAGCTAGAAGGAACCTTTGCATTTTGGGCTTATAACGTTCGCACAAACAATCTATATCTCGTACGTAATTCCTGTACCCTATTTGCAAATTTAAATAATGGCGATTTTTCATCTACCGAGTTTGAAGGTAGCACAGCTCTTGAAGAAGGTAAACTTTACTCTATAGATTTTAGTAAACAAGATTCCTCTCAGGGCTCGCGCATAAAAATTAATTGTACATTTAATTTTAAATCCCCGTACTTTATATTCTAAATATAACTATGTCTAACGATGCTATAGATTATATTAACAGGGATATTGTCAATGTAAAAGAGGATCTACGAACTATTAGCAAGTTGGTTAGAGATGGTAACGGTCAACCTAGTCTTATACAGCAAGTGACTATACTGCAAAGTGATATAGGAAGAATTGAAATAGAACTAAAAGAACAAATAATAAACCTACAGAGTAGTGTAGATTCATTTAGAGCTAAAGAAAAAGAAAGAAATACTTTAAATTGGCAGTTTAAGACCGCTATAGGGGTTGCATTAATTACAAGTTTTACTTCAGTATTTTTACATTACATGAGTAATAAAACTTCTGAAACAGAAAAAACACTTACTCAAATAGTTGAAAGACTCGATAAGGTCAATATAGTACCTAAAAAATAAAGTAGATTTAATAAAATAATACTCTAAAATAGATTTTAAATATGAAGAGTATTAGTTTGTCTCTAGAAGAAAGTCAACTAGTTATAGAAGCCCTATTGTTTACAGTTGGTGCTGATGTATGCTCTGACCATACTGATGTGCACCGAGCTAAAATGCTTACTTTAGCAGAGAGTATCAATAATAAATTTGATAAACCCGCGTTACACAACATCTATCTATACAAAGATTCTTTTGTAGCTGATCCTAATACTTCTTTAATTTTAGAAAAGTTTACCAACGTACCTCTAAATGATATTATTTCAGATTTGAAATGAAAAAAACAGTAGTAGTGTTTTGTTCTCAAACCTCTAACGAAAAAGAGCTTAATGAGAGGTATGGAAAATATCATATATTAAACACTCCACGCTTAGATGAAGTAGAATGTGTTAAGATATTTTCTAACACAAAATCTCTCCCTAGAAAATATAATGAATGGATAAAAAATGAAGATTTTAATGTTGTTCTTATCCATGATGATGTTTTGATAAACGATAAAGAATGGTTAGAAAAAATAAATGAAAATTTAAAGAAATATGATGTTATTGGTTTAGCTGGCGCTTCAAGCGCAAAAATATCTGAACCATGTCTTTGGCACTTAATGAGCCCTAGAGAAGATCATAAAGGAAAAGTAAGCCACGTATCAGATGGTGGCAAAGGGACTTTTGTAACTCATTTTGGTAAGCATGGTAGAGTGCTTATACTTGATGGTTTATTTTTAGCTTTTAATTCTAAACGAGTTTACGAGGCAGGTGCATTTTTTGATGAATCTAATCCTTGTGTAGCCCATTTTTATGACATAGATTTTAGCCTGTCCTGTAATAGTAAAAAACTAAAATTAGGCACCGTTGATATAAATGCTATACATAATTCTCACGGGCTTCGTTCTTTTACTGATGAATGGCTTTCAGGACAAGTATGGTTTTTAGACAAAGTTAAGAATGGAAAATATTTAATTTAACAGTATAATTTCATTATGATTATTAACGATCAAAAAATATACGACGGCTCTTTTATTCATAAGCGTTTCGCTTACAAGTATTTTAGAGACAAGACTCTACCTATCGGTAATATTGTTTCTTTTGTAGCTCCAGTTGAGGTTACTTTAAATCTTATTGATCTAGAGGATTCTCTTGAAAAAGATTATATCTATAGCGAATCTATGGTAAATTTTTGCTGGGAAATACCTAATTTAGATCCTTTCGGGGCTGTATGCTTTCAGCGTCTGTTTAACACCTCTATTGCTAATATTCTTTATAAACAGATCAATAAGCCTATTGAAATGAAAGGGGATGATATTATGATTCATGCAGATCATAATCAAGGCGGTATCCATCAAACTAAAGGTAAGGCGTCTGTAAGCATTACCTATTCTAAAGAAAACGTGGCCATTGGGCATACCGGTATTAATATTCTCGCTGGTAAAAAGGCACCTGCTTTTGCATTTAGTACTAATCTTACCCCTGAACAGACGGTAAAGTTTCAAAACGATGTTATTCATCAGTTTTATAGTATGGTCGATAATATTTTTATAGCTACCACTAAAGTTATTGTTTAATGTTCGAATATCTAAACAAAATTTTGTTTAAAACCAAAACACCAGATACGACTAATTTAGATGAAAATTCTGAATTTCAGCCGTATCTGGTGCAGCGGTGGTGCAGTATGTACTCTCCTGAGGTGACTATATTGCTTAATCAAACAAGCAACACTCATTGGTCTACTCTGCAAGGTAATACTGAGTGGTTTAATTATTTGCACGGGGTTATACCTAAAACTAGATTCAAACGTATTAGCTATATAAAGAAAAAGAAAGATACTGAGAGTAAAACAGTACAGAAACAAACTGTACAAAAAGTTGCTAACAATCTTGAAATTTCAAGTAGAGAGGTAAGTTCGTATATAGAACAATTTAATTTACAATTACCAAATGAAAAAAAGTGAAATAGCTTTAGAAAAAGCAACAAAAAATATGAGCAAAGCCGATCGCGAAAAAGCGTTTCAGGCTTATGAAGATGTAGGTGCCAATCTTAATAAAGGCATGGTTAGACTTGAAGATTACACTGGAAGTGATCTTAATCTAGCTAGTTGGCGTCTTACTGCAGTATTAGATGATATTCTAATGTGTCAATTTGTAGATACTAATGAAGATGGTACACAGGTTATGCGTGGAGGGATTTTTGTACCGATTAATGTCACTCAACAAGCATGGCGCGTTGCAAAAGTGCTTTTAGCAGGGCCAAGAGCAAAGGTAAAGCCGGGCCAGCATGTTATCTTTCCAAGCACGTTTGGACTCAAAGCTAGCAACATAAATAATCTTAAACATATTGTTTTCTTAAACGAAGATCGTATTTTTGGTGTTGCTGAGCCTGAAGAGTCTAAATGAGAGTATCCCAAACAGCTTTAACAGCTTTGCTTAATAAAAACGCCGTAGAACTCAGATTTCTACGGCGTCGCCCTATTGCCGGTTCTCCAGCTACTCGTAGAATGTTCGCAACAAATGATACCGTTCTTTTGAATAGTTCTGAAGGTAGAGTTGCATTAAATTTTAAACCAGCGTCAGGTAGGTTAAAATTTAACCCTCAACAAAAAGGATTAGTCTTAACGTGGGATATTTTTATGCAGGACTATAGACTTGTGCCTTCTGAGTCTGTAGAGGTAGTAAGTGTTGTACCTACCACGCCTCCCGAACAGTTCTGGAAATATTTTAGTGAAGTATTAAGTAAGATGTCTGCAACTGACAAACAGCAGTTTATGGACAAATAATATGCTAGACAATTTAGATAACGCCATTAAACCTTATTTTCTTAAAGATGTGGTTTTTTCTTTAAAAAATAAAACCTATAAAAAAGGTAAACTTATTAACTTCCGTCTTTCTGGTTGCTATATATCCTTTATTGTTAATACTGAGAAAAAAAGAGAAACATTTGAAATACCTTTTCCGTTTGCCCTAGAAGAAAAAAACGATCAAATAGTTTTTGATTACAGGCTTGACACTTTAGCTGAACAAGATTTTGAATTGCTAATAAATTTGAAGTCAACATCAAAAGTTAAAAACAGCAAATTTTATAACACGATACTTACAATTAACAAATTGAATTAGTTGCAAGTTAGTCTACCATATAAGGCTGATGAAACTGACTAAGCCTTTGATAGATTATTTTCCTACGGGCTTTACGCCTCGAAGCCATCAAGTACAAGGCTTAGAAAAAATACAAGCAGCTATAAGCAAAGGTGCAAAATTTATTATAGTACAAGCACCTACGGGTTCTGGTAAGTCGTTTATTAGTAAGACTCTTTCGAACACTACAGATCGTTGCCATAAAGATTACGAGCAGCTGGTATTTAATTACCATGCTTACGATGAAGATTATGCTGGAGCTATAGCAAAGCTACCTTCTCACGGGTTGTTTGCCTTAACTACAACCAAAGCTTTGCAAAATCAGTATAAGGATCTTTTTAATGAATCTTCTATCTTTAAAGGTAAAAGTAACTATCAATGCGAAGTAGATACTAGTTTTACCACTGAACATGCACCGTGTTTGATTGCACCAGCGCAAAAGAAAGAGTGCTGGGATCAACATTGCTGCCCTTATTATGAAGCGCGTAATAGCGCTTTAATCGAAAGCTTTACAGTACTTAATTACGCTTCTTTTTTTAATCTACCCGATCATCTTAAGAAGCGTCAAATAATTGTAGCAGATGAATGTTCAGAGCTAGAAGATGAAATAGTAAAATACTATTCTGCAGTTATTGATTATAAACGCCTTACAGTTAATGGTATTGAATATGAAAAGTTAACCAGTGAAGCACCGGCTAAGGCTCTAGGGTGGTTAACTGATCTTGCCGAGTCTGTAAAAGAAGTTATTGAAGCTCATAAAGGCCGTGCTCGTTATGAAAATAATAAAATTGAGCTTATTAAACAACAGTTTAGAAAAGACCTGTATGAATCTATTGTCAATATTATTAACCATTGGGATAAGACACAGTACATAATTGAAAAAGATGCTGAAAAAGCAGTATTCACTCCACTTAAAATCGATACTTTGTCTCATTGTTTGTTTGATTATGCAGACGTAATAGTATTAATGAGCGCAACAATTGTAGACAAAAATATCTTTGCTCAAACTCTTGGTATTAAAGAGTTTGAATATGTTGAGTTTGAATCTACATTCGATCCTAAGAAGAGCCCTATCTACTGTCATAGCAAATATCCTCTCAATTATAAAACACTAGATACGCACCTACCGAATGTGGTAGAGATTGCACACACCATAGCAGAAAGCCATAAAGGGGAAAAAGGTATTATACATACTCATTCTTTTACTATTACGCAAGCTGTACAAAAAAGACTTAAAGGTAAGCGCTTTCTTTACAGAGAAGAAGGTACTACAAATGAAACTATAATTAAAGAGCATGGTATTCGTAAAGACGATACAGTACTAGTAAGTCCCTCTCTTACCATGGGATTAGATCTAAAAGGAGATCTAGGTAAATGGCAAGTCATCATAAAGATGCCTTATCCGTCTTTAGCAAGCAAGCGGGTAAAAAAACTGTTTGAAGTAGACCCGAAATGGTATAAAATGAAGATGTTTATTTCTCTAATACAAGCTTGTGGACGTTGTACTCGTAGCGCCGAAGATGAAAGCATAACATATATCCTGGATGGTATTTCAGCAAAAACTATTATAGAAAATAGACATATCTTACCTAAACACTTCTTAGACCGTATAATGTAAGTAATAATGTGCAGAAGTATACATTTCACTGGGAAGTAAAGGATTTATTAACCCAATTTTTACAGGCCTTTGACGGGGCTATAGTAAAGCGGTACGATAATGCACGCGTAGCGGGTAATAATGTTGCAGTAAGATATGTTTATGCCCCTAAACAAAGAGTACTACATGATTTAGTTAATAAGGCTCAGCATATTACCTTACCCGCAATATCCTTTTGGATTAACAGTATAAGTAGAGATCCTAGTAGAGTGTTTAATAAGCTAGAAGGTCAGTACTGGACAAATACTACCACCTCGGTTTATAATAAAAGTTCGTCTGAAAAAAATTTACAGCCTGTACCTGTTAATATAGAAATTAGTGTTAGTATTTTAACTAGGTTTCAAACTGACATGGATCAAATCCTTAGTAATTTTGTTCCATACAGCGATCCTTATTTTGTTATTTCTTGGACTAGAGAAGGAATGCCCGGTCTAGAAATACGTTCAGAAGTTTTATGGAGCGGTAGTCTTAATATGACATACCCTGTAGAACAGCAAAGCACTCAGCCTACTCGAGTTATTTGCGATACTTCTTTTACAATAAAAGGGTGGTTGTTTAAGTATGACGCTAACCCGGTAGGAAGAATATTTAAAATAGATACTAATTTTTACCCGGTTTCAGGTACACCCACTTTACAAAATATAGATTCATTAGTTAACCCAGAATTAACTGAATCCTTTACTCTTTCAGCTATACCAGTTATAGCGTATAGCTCTGCTTGGTTTGCACCAAGAGCTTTATCAGGTACTTTAGAGATATACGGTGATATGTATTCTCATACTAACAACGTTTATCTCAGTGGTAGTTCTGGTATGTTTACAGGTACTACCACTATTGATCCGTTTTCAGCTTCAACTAGCCTTTCTGCGTCTTATCCTGCACTAACCGGCGTCACTACTGCTCTAGATTATTATGTTGTAAGTGACAATAAAATGATAGTTACATACCAAGCTCCAAGTGCAGTGGGGTATTTTGATATTATCGTAATAAATGATGCCGGGTATACCAAACTATCAAGCGGTTCATATAACCCTAATTTTACTACCCAATACCCTTATGTGTCGGGTATACAAGTTGTTTAATTTATGGCTTTAATTACAAATGGCTTAGTTAACCAGTTAGATGCAAGCACTCTTTTGCTTTCAGGTTTTAGCAATGGCCAGTCTTTGCTTAATAGTTTTATACCCGATAATATAGATAGTGATGGGTGGTATGGGTCTGCTGGTTATGATATGAGAGTAATTGCTGGTGGACAGTTTAATAAAGCTGTTATCCGTACAAATACTGGTAATATTACATTTAAAAACCCTTACAAATTTTTAAATTATACTGAGTTAACTGTTTTAATAGCTGCTAAAAGAACCGGGTTAAGCTATACTGGTACTTGGATGGGATTATTTAGTACTTGGTATAATTTTGCAAAATCTGGTTTAACAATATTATCTGTAACTAATAATGCTAATGTAGGGGGATATAATGGTTGGGGTACCTACGGGGGGGTTACTACAACTCAATCTAATAGTGCAATGTTACTTGAAACGCCTGTTGTTGTAGGTGTTACTGTCTCACCTAGTACTTCCGGTACATTTTATACTAATGGTTCAGAGTCAGGCACATTTTTAAATTCTAAATCTCAAGGTTATTTTGGCATAGGCGGTTTAGAGGCCGCGGAAGGTTTTTTTGTAGGAGATATATATGAAGTCTTGGTTTATAATAAAAATTTAACCACTGCAGAAATACAAGAAACTTCTCAATATTTAATTGATAAGTGGTTTTTTCCGGCGCCGCCATAACAATAATTTACTAGTATTCCAAATTCTTGGAACAACTATTAAGAGTTGGTAATATTAAAAATATAGTTTATAATAAGAATCTAATTGTAAATATTCTAAATGGCCGACGATGTAAAACCTAATTTTTTTACTAAAGCTTTCGATAGCTTTGTAAGTAAGCTTCCCTATACAAGTAATACTCAGGTTATTACGGATATTAAAAGCCTTAACCCTAAGTTCGAGACATTTTATCAGGTAAGTTCTTCCGCTAAAGAAAAACTTTATAACCAAGCAGTTTCTACTGCACATGATAAGAACAATATTAATATACCTACGCTAGACGGTATTGTTATTAATAAATCCTACCATGATTTTCTATATGCGTTAATTGATACCGATAAGCCAAAGAGATTGGCAGATTATCGTATTATGGCTTCTTACGCGGAAATAAGTGCTGCGTTAGACGAAATTTGTGATGAAATGCTTGTAAAGGATGAAAGAGGTAAATACGCTAATCTCAGAGTTGCTGATAGTAAAGATGAGATAATAGTAAAAGAACTTCAAAAGAATTTTAATCAGATAATTGAGATGTTTAATCTCGAGAATAAAGGTTTTGAATATTTTAGAGCAATATTAATAGATGCTGAACTATTTTTTGAAAACGTAATACACGAAAAGAAAAAAGATGCCGGGGTTATTGGTGTTGTGCAGATTCCTACTGAACATATAAATCCTATATACGATAACGTACAGAATATGTTAATTAAAGGGTTTATGTTACGTAAACCCGTAATTGACACTTCTACTAACAATCGTTATACCGCTAAACAAGAACTTATACCTTTAGATCGCCATCAAGTAACATATTTTCATTCAGGTACTTGGAACGAGCACAAAACAATTCGTCTTCCTTATATAGAAATAGCCCGTAGAGCTTATAAACAACTTTCTCTCATTGAAGATAGTATTGTAGTTTATCGTTTAGTAAGAGCGCCAGAGCGTTTAGTATTTAAAGTAGATGTAGGTAATATGCCTGCACCTAAAGCAGAAGCTTATATTAAACGCTTAATGCAGTCTTACTGGTCCCGTAGAACTTATGATTCTACTCAAGGCAATTCTATTAATGTTTACGATCCGCAAAGCATGTTAGATAGTTATTGGTTTGCTAAACGCCCGGACGGTTCTGGTACTGACGTAACCACATTAGCGGGTGGTCAAAACCTAGGTCAATTAGACGACCTTAACTACTTTGTTAATAAACTTTACAAAGCTCTTAGAGTACCAACAAGCCGTCTTAACCCAGAAACTAAATTTGCTGATGGAGCTGAAATTCTCAGAGAAGAGCTTAAGTTTGCTAAGCTTATTATTAGATTGCAACGTCAGTTTGCATCTACTATTAAGGAAACTTTTATTACTCACTTAAAGTTAAAAGGTCTTTGGGAACAATACAAACTTAGAGAATCTGACGTTAGTATTACCCTCAACCCGCCTTCATATTTCCACGTAGCAAGAGAAGCTCAAATTGAAGAGCTTAAATTCAAGTCTTTCTCTGATTTAACCGGTACCGAAGCAGTATCAAAGACTTACGCATTAAAGAAGTTCATGGGTTGGACTGATGAAGAAGTTAAAGCTAATAGAGAGTGGCAAAAGAAAGATGCAGCATTTGTATTTGAACTTAACCAAATTACTAATGCCGGTCCAAACTGGCGCGAAGGTTTAACAGCCGGTGGTGGAGCTGAAGCTGGTGCAGGTGGCGCTCCCGCAGCTGCAGGAGGCGGCGGTGGGGGTGGTATACCTTCATTCGGTCCTGGCCCGGGCGCCGCGCCTGGCCCTGGAGCTGGTGCTCCTGAAGCTGGCGCGCCTGGTGCACCTGAAGCTGGAGCCCCTGGTGCTGCTCCTGCCGCTGGTCCACAGCCTGCAGGCGGCCCGGCTAGCGCATTACCAACAACATAATCACCCCATAAAGAACATTGGGGGTTCTTGGTCTTCTTGTTTACTGTTTATTAACTGTTCTTCTAATTCTTTTTTCTCGGTAATACCTTGAGACATTAAGTCTTGATAAGCAATAGTACCACTACCGAATAATGCAGTACCTTGGTACTTACCACGAGTATTAGCCAGTGATATCTTAACTAAAGCTTTAGCATATTCGAATACCCAGCGCTCTTTTACTAAATCTTTAATAGGGCGTTCTAATTTACATGCAATTATAGCCCAATAGCGGTCCTTCCCGCGCGCAGCAGGATCTGGAGTAATACGCAATACTTGGGTACGAGGATCAAATCTAAAATAAGGCTGCATAGCAAAGACCTTTTCACGGGTCTTTAACCAGTCTTTTAAAATATGCCACGATATTACGTCAAATGCTTTACTGCCTAACGAATACGCAAAATGCATTTGCTGAGCTAATGATTGTTCAATAGTAAATAGAGTATTAACACCTTCATTAGTACCTACCGAAAAAGAAGTAACATCCTGTACTTTTCTCCATACTTCTAAATCT